GCTTTTGACGGACAGAATCCAGAGCAAAGCTCTTACGATTCCGTCTCGTCGACTTTTGTGGAGTTTTCCACAGAGTTATCCACATTGTTGATAACTTTTTTTCGAGATTTAATTTCATTAATCTCATTTTTATATTCTTCCGCCAGTAATTGGCGTTCAGCTAAATCCAATGTTAATGGATTTGGAAGAGTATCCTCTTCGTCATAATATTCGTCAAGGCGACCGCCCACAGGGAGCCCCCTTGCATATCTTTCCAATATTGTCTTAATAGACATACTTTGGTCTGGTACCGTCATAGACGGTTGAGTAAATATTTTATACTTTTTTTCAAAAGTATTTGCATTTAATGAATTTTTAACTTTCATATACTATCTAATTTATCTCTTCCGAGTTGTGTGTTTTTATACATTTTTTTAAATGAATTTTGATGTCTTTCAACTAATACTTTTTCAGCGTATTCTCCAAATTCATTTATCAATTCTAATTCAGCTTTTAAAGCTTGATCGGATAATATAATCTTTAAATGATTATTAATTAAAAGCTTTTGCGTTTCACTGTAAATTTTGTCCTTATAATACCTTGGCATAGCAATTTTTTTTCCATCCTTAATAGGTACAAACATGCGATTTAATAAATCGTTATGATGATATTTAATCATATTATTTGTAACATAAGATTTTCCTAAACCTTTAGACATTAAACTAAATTCTTTCTGTCTATCATCATTTTGGTGTTTAGGTATTTTACCAGGCTTTTGCATATACTTTAAAGTATAACCTATAGTAGCTTCATTGACCTGACCAATATATATAGAACCAAAAGGTACGTAACCATGCCCAGCACGATACTCGCTCCACGCTCTTTCAACTTTTTCTGCATCTGCATTAAATATAATCATATGATAATGAGGGCGGTCTCTCTTACTACCATATTCACCACAAACATAATACTTTAATTTTGTTTCGGACAATTTCCGTAAACGTTTCATATAAGTTTGGATGTCCCTTTTATTTAGAGTCATATATCCATTCTTAGTTAGAGGTACGTATTTAGTATCATATGTTAATGTGACAAATAAAGCAGTTTGAGATAACTCGCCCTCTTTCATCAATCTAAAAGACCACCCCGATGTTCTCCGTTTCATACAATTAGGACATTTACCGCAAGGAAGCGCCATCCATTGATTTGTAATTTTATCTCTAACTTGAAACGGAGTAATACATCGAGAAGACATTAAATTGTAGGTGTACCGTATTTAGGCATTGGACGCACAGCCTTAATTTTATTTAGTACATGACAATATAATTTTTGAGCATCTGGGTCAGTAACAGCAAATATACGTTCAGTATCTTCAGGTTTACATTCAATAAACTCCTGGCTTAAAGTAGGCTCAGAATCAAAAATTCTACCTAAATGCCAATAATCAAGAGAAGTACGGAAATCACCAGCAACACGAGAAGGCATATATTTATACTCAGCATAACGCGGAACATAACCAAAAGTACCTTCTTTATTAGCTGTATAAGCATATAATTCTTGGATTTTTACTTCTTGCTCACCAATGTTAGCAAAAGAAGGCCAAAAATAATCCAATGGATCTAATTTTAAAAAAGTACGTGGAATGCCTTGTTGATAAGCAGTTTTAGGCATAACTGACATAATACCTATAATGTAACCATGTTCTTCAGCATAATAACGTCCATTTTTTCCACTAGAAACAGCAATACCATGTCCAGCCATATTACCTTGAGGTAATTGGTCCTGAGTGCCAGAAGTATTTAATACTTCACTAATAACTACCGGTGTCTTAACACCCGTAATATATTCAGGACGTTGCAAACGAGAATCTGAAGATTTTACACCAAAATGGGATAAAATACTCTCAATATATCTAGTACCTCCACGAGCATTTTTTTCTAACCATTCTTGTAAACGATACGCACGACGTAAATCATTAATTGTAGTAGGTTCAACAGTTAACCCATCAGTTTGAGCCCATAAATCAGTCAAACCAACATTAGTATCACCAATAACAAAAGGGTCACCGGCAGAACCATTAAGAGTCGTGGTACCAACATTCGAATAAATATTAGCATCGCCATTTACAGCACCCAAAGGAATATCTACAGCAGCACCTTTTTGAGCAAAAGGCAATGAAGCTGTAAAATAATCATGTTCCCAAGCACGAGACCGAAGTGTTGTTAATTCAGAATTACGAGCCCAACTAGCAGATGAATTATCACCATCAATTAACTTATAATCAACAGGAGCAACTAAATTTTGGTCCCTATAATATTCATTATAAATACACTGATAAGCAGCCATAGGTAAAGCACTTATAAAAGCTTCATCAGTACCTCCAACAGGAAAAGGAGGAACACCTAAATAATCTAAAAATTGAACACTCTTAGCGGCAATTGGCTCTGGTTGTGTATTAAATCCATTTCTATATCGAATAAATGGAGCAACTAATTCAGGACCTGTCCCATTAGGACCATTATTTGTAATAAATTTTTCCCAATTATCCCATAAAATACGATTAGGTACAAAGAAATAATGCATTGTTACATCCATACGATGCATAACGGGAGCAACCATTGGAGCAAATCTAATAATAGACTCGCAACCTAACTCAACCGAATCACCAGGTACAACTTCTAAAGTTAAAATTGGAACTAAATCGCCTAAATTGGAAGACAATTTTACATCATGTGTAAGATCAAAGAAATTTTTTTTAGGTTTCTTTAACTGAATAGAATTAAAAATATTATTAGCCATAATTATAAACGGATTCCACCGCGTGACATGTAATAAGTTCTTGAAACTTTACTTCTCTTGCCGTAACCTTTACGACCGTAGGACTTACGTCCTTTGTACCCTCTACGATTTCTCATTTTCGTTTTGTTTTAAGTGAAACATTGTTATTTGTAATAATCCGCAAATACTATCTAACCTGGATGCTACCAGGGATTTCTGTTCATCTTTTAACTCCATATCGTCTATAGTTTTAATAGACTCCTGAATGAACTCTATAAATTTTTCCATAATTTATTTTTTTAATAATCCTCCAATACCAGGTACTAATCCTAATAATTTTTGAATCATATTTACTAACATAACTGATTGTTGATTATTTACTTCAAACTCTTTTAACTTTTTTTCAAAATTAAGTATATCGCCTGTTTTTACAAGATTATCAATCTCTTTAGATACTTTAATTTTTTGTTCATTGGTCAAGTTAGTACTTGCCATAGTTTGATTTATTGTACTTTTAATTTGTAGTAATTTTTGAGGAAACATTTCATAATTTTCCTGATATTGAGCTTGGTTTTTTAAAAGTTGACCAGATAAAGCAGCATCAATATTTTTAACTACAAATGGTAATTCAGCTCTTAATTTATCATTCGTTGCAGCTTTAATTAATGACTCATACATTGTTGCATCAGCTTGTTTTTTAACTAAATCAATTTGAGCAGTTTTAAGCTGTGTGTCATAATAAGAATTAAGAGCCATATTAGCGGGAGCGCTAAGATCCACTTGAGGAGGAGTAGGATTATACGAAGCAGGGCTAGAACTCCTAACAACAGGACTATTAGACATTTGACCATATATTAAATTTGGATTAAGGCCAGCCTCTTTAAATCTGGCCATTTGAGCTTTTGGACTATTATATTCGTTTTGACGATTAAAATCAGCCAGAGCATCAGCTCTTTGTTTTTCGTACATTTCTTTATTGTACGATAATTGACTTTGGTTCGTATTACTTGTAGAACCGGCGTTTATTAAACCGCCTATGAGCGAGGCTCCGCCCGCTATTATACTTGGTGCTAAAGCAGCTAAAGGTAAAGGCATAGTTTTTTTGTTTTTTTTGTTTTAATTGACCCTTTATTAATTAAATGTAGTGTTTTTTTTTTGTTTATCACGCCACTACGTTTTGTTCTTGACTCAAATATAACACTTTTTTTTAATTAGTGTCAATTAGCACTAATATATCAAGATACATTAGTGCTATACGCCCCTCATCGGGGCTTTTGACGGACAGAATCCAGAGCAAAGCTCTTACGATTCCGTCTCGTCGACTTTTGTGGAGTTTTCCACAGAGTTATCCACATTGTTGATAACTTTTTTTCGAGATTTAATTTCATTAA